CCTAAAAACAAGCAAAAGAAAAATAAAGTACAATCCAATCAAGAAGTTAGCGAAGATATACCGTCTGAGATAACTGCATTAGACAATACCATCGCTAACCTTGTTAAACAAGAACAAGAACTTTTGCATGGCGTAATGCTTAGACAAGAGCTAGTTCGGATACAAACCGAAATGGCTATCTTAGAAGCAAAACGCTTGCAAGAATTAGACGATGAGGAAGCATTATTACTACTACTTTAAATCCACACCAACAATACAAGTTAGCCTACGAACACCTCCATGCTGGCAGATTAGAACAAGGATTTAGATTATTTGAGTATCGTTGGCACGATGCGGTGATGGCAAACCAAGCTCAACCATACATTCAGCCATTAAAAATGCCTGTTTGGAGAGGTGAAAGCTTATTAGGGAAAACCATTACTGTCCTTGCAGAGCAAGGCTTTGGTGACATTATTCAATATGCTCGATTCCTACCTTTTTTAAAGGTTATGGGAGCTAAATCTGTAGTGCTATTGCAAAACGGCTCATTACACCGCTTATTTGGTCAAATGGACTGCGTTGATGTATTTAGCAATATGCCAGAAGAAGGCATAGCTACTGAATCAGACTATTGGATTGGCATAATTTCTTTGCCTTATTACATTAGCCTAGCGCCAGCGTATGCAAGGGCTTTATTCCCTATGACAGCCAAAAAGATAGTAGGCTCAGAAGGTTATTTAGACGCTCTGCCTAGCAATATTCCTAAAAAACTAGCAGTAAATTGGGCTACTTCTAAAGGTCTTTTGCATTATGTCCGCACAATGCGACCTGAAGCTATGTTGGAATTAGTAGGTAATGACGCTTATTCATTTAACCCCCAAGAAGATAGATTCTGGTCACCTTTGCCTAATGATGGTTGGAAAGAGGATTGGAATAAGACTGCAAGCCATTTAAAAGCCTGTAAAGGGCTTGTGACGGTAGATACAGGCATAGCCCACCTAGCAGGCGCTTTGGGCGTTAAAACCGTCTGCATCATGCCTAAAAAAGAATTTAAATGCTGGCGTTGGAAACATGGTTCTTGGTACGACTCAGTAGTTACAGTTGAAGAAGATGAATTGCACAAAATACCTGAACTTATTGGGAGAATGTAATGTTAGTAAAGATTCAAAAATGTTGCCCATCTTGTAAGCAAAATAGTGAAGATTACGACTATTCGCAAATGGATGACAAGGAAAAATACCTTTATTACTGGGGATTTGAGTTTGGTAGCCTAGAAGCTGAAGAAGCTTGGAAACAAAAGCTTGAAATGACACCAAAAGAAACCGCTATGGTGATGTCCGACATTGACGGATATGTAAGCCAAGTTGATGGTTCATGGATTAAAAGCCGTAGCGAGCATAGAAGCCACCTTAAACAGCACAGAATGATTGAACTTGGCAATGATGTGCCGCAGCAACATAAAGCTATTGAAATCAACAATAAATCTAATGAGGCAAGAAAGCGTCAAATTGCTGAATTGGCGTATTCCAAACTTAACTATAGATAAGGAACATCATGTCAGAAGAATTAGACCGTAGGTCAATGCTAGAAGCTGCAATGGAGCAAGCTGAAGAAGGCACTTTAGAATCACCAGACGAGGTAGAAATTGAACTTTCAAAAGACAGCATATCTGAGGAAAATGAGCAGGCTCGTGATGAAAAAGGGCGGTTTGCTAACGAACAGGAACAATCGGATGGTGAAACTGCTGAACTTGAAGCTAGAGCGCCAGAGGAGAATACAGAGGAACAAGTAGAGTACAAGCGCCCTACTACTTGGAAAAAGGAATACAAGGAAATCTGGGACAAGATGGAGAAAGGCGAGCAAATTGGTCGTGATGACTTTGTTAAATTTGCCCAATATGCCAATCAGCGTGAAGCTGAATACCAGCGTGGCGTAAGCACTTATAAAGCTGAGGCTGATGAGTCCAAGCATTTAAAAGATGCTATTGCCCCTTTTATACCCGAAATGGAGCAACAAGGAATTAGCCCATCTGCATGGATTAACAACCTTGGCAGAGCGCACATGATTTTATCTAAAGCGCCTTATGAGCAAAAAGTTCAATTGTTTCATAAACTTGCATCAGAATATGGTATACAATTAAATAATCAAGAGTCTGTTGCACCTCAGCAACAAGACCTTTATACGCAACAACTGATGAACCAATTACAATCGGTAAATCAGGAAGTAAGTGTAATAAAGAATAGATTTGCCCAAGAGGAGAATAATCGCCTCATGGGAGAAATTGAAAGTTTTAAGAGTGGTGGTAATGCACCGCACTTTGAATTGGTAAGGGAAGAAATGGCTCAACTCCTTGAGCTAGGGAAGGCCCAAGACCTGAAAACGGCTTACAAGCTGGCTGTTCGTATTAACGATGAAGCATGGGCTTTAGAACAAGAGAAACTCATCTCTGGTGCAAAGCAACAAGCTTCAAAGGCGAATCAAGTAGCTAAAGCTAAGGCTGCTGCTGTTAGTCCTCGTTCCGTTACTCCTAGCGGACAATCGACAAATGGTACAGATAAGAAGGATAGACGCTCAATTATTGCCGACCAATTAAATTCAGGCGCATTGAGTGGCAGGGTTTAACTTAGTCTAATTTTGGACACATTTTTTAAGGATAATTATCATGGCATTTGCTAATAGCGCAATTACCGATATTATCGCTACAACCATTCAAAGTCGTAGCGGTGAATTGGCAGACAACTTAACACAAAACAACGCAATTCTTCAGCGTTTAAACCAAAAGGGCAATGTACGCCCATTCTCAGGTGGTAATGTCATCCTCGAGGAAATAATGTACAACGACCCCAACTCAAATAATGCTAATAGCTATTCTGGCTATGAAGTATTGAACATTGCTCCAGATAGCCCTATTTCTGCTGCTCAGTTTAAGATTTCACAGTACGCTGACGCAGTTACTATGTCTGGCTTGGAAATGTTGCAAAACTCAAGCAAAGAAGCAATCATCGACTTGTTAGATGGTCGTATGCAAGTTTCTGAAGCTCGTTTGTTAAACCGTATCTCTGGTGACTTGTTCCTAGACGGTACAGGTAATGGCGGTAAGAACCTTGATGGTTTGGCTGCTGCTGTTTCCTCTACTCCAACAACAGGTACATACGGTGGTATTAACCGTGCTAACTGGACTTTCTGGCAGAACGTTGCTACAACAGGTACAACTATCACTACTTCAAACATCTTGGCTAAGATGACTTCTACAGCTATTCAATTAGTTCGTGGAACAGACAAAGCTGACTTGATTGTTGCTGATAACAACTTCTACAGCCTGTATGTACAGTCATTGCAAGCTATTCAGCGTATTGCTTCCGAAGAAGCTGGTGCTGCTGGTTTTGCTTCATTGAAGTTTTACGGTGGCGGTACATCTGCTGATGTTGTATTGGGCGGTGGTTATGGTAATGAGCAGCCTTCTAACACAATGTACTTCTTGAACACCAACTACATTTTCTTACGCCCACACAAAGAGCGTAACTTTGTACCTATTGGTGGTGAGCGTCAGTCAATCAATCAAGACGCAATCGTGAAGTTATACGGTTGGGCTGGTAATTTGACTACATCTAACAGCTTCTTGCAAGGCATTTTGACTAACTAATAATTGGGGAGAAATCCCCTTTTATTAACAGTCTATTTAACATATAAAGGAAATATCATGGCATATACCATTACCCCCCTATCAGGGATTGATTTTAACGATACACAAACCGTTGCAGAAATTGCATCAAATGGCGGTACAGCTCCAACATTTGGCCCATTAGGAGCAGAAGTATTTGGCTCTGACGGTCGTAGATATGTATGGGCAAAAGCTGGTGCAGCTATTACTGCTTCTACAACAACTTGCTCTATTAACGCTTCAACCTTTGTAGCAACTGCTTCTGCTGGTACTTACTTAGCTCCAGCAACTACAATGGCTTCTGGCGATTATGGCTGGTTTAGTGCAGCTTCTGTTTAATTTTCACGTGTAGTACAGACGGGACTCTCTCAAAAGGGGAGTCCCTTTTTTCTTTTAACAACCTAATCCCTTAGGAGAATTAAATGGCTATTGAATCAGACATCCGTAATGCGGATTCGCAACTTGCAGTACGCTTTTACAAGCGCCCAGTAGAAATCAAAGATGAAACTCTTGCCCAAGGCAGACCAATTTTTAAAGAGATGGATTTCATCACAATTATGACCCCTGGTGACCAGCTTAATATCATTGATACTATTGCTGAAGAACGCCATAAGCGTAGATTTCCATTACATTGGGCTGATTATCAGAACAAAACTGGAAACCATGAAGGTTTTACAGGAACTCCCTTGTCAGAATGGCCTTTATTGACTATGGGTCAAGCCGAAGAACTCAAAGGCATTAAGTTTTACACCGTAGAATCTGTGGCAAACTGCGGTGACCAACAATTACAACGTATTGGCATGATTGCTGGTATGTCCCCATATGCTTTTAGGGACAAAGCCAAAGCTTTTCTGTCTGTAGCTAACCAAACTGCTGATATTTCTAAACGTGAAGAAGAAGTAGCGCAACTTAGAGAAGAAAATGCTAAAATCAAAGCAGAAACAGACGCAAAGCTGGCTGAGATGCAATCTCAGATGACGGCTCTACTTGCCGCTGTTGGAACTAAAAAACCACGCAAAACCAAAGTAGAAGCAGAGGCTTAATATGTCATCAACGATGCTACAACTCGTAAATCAAGTTCAATCTGAGCTTAATTTAGCCGTTACCCCCAATGTGGCAGGAAATCCTAGCCAAGATACGCAACAAATCTTGTCTTTGATGAACGCTGCTGGGTATGAGCTAATTAAAGAACATGATTGGCAAGCTTTACAAGTTCAGTATCGTTTTTACACTCAAGCTATTACAACAAACGCCACTACAGTCAATGGTTCTACCATTCTGACTGTAGCTAGCGGTACTAATATTAGTGCTGTTACTAATCAATGGCAGATTACTGGTTATAACATTAACCAAGATACAAATGTAGTATCAGCAAATAACACCTCAAAGCAAATTACCATGAGCCAAATGGCTTCAGGTACAGGTACAGGCTCTGTTGTATTGGCGCAAACCGCCTATGACCTTCCTGATGACTTTGAAAACATTACAGACCGCACAATGTGGGATAAGACGAAACATTGGGAAATGTTGGGTGGCGAAGATGCTCAACAATGGCAATGGCTTAAGTCTGGCTATATTTCAACTGGCCCTAGAATTCGTTGGAGAATTTTAGACAATCAATTCCAAATCTGGCCACCAATGAATACCCAAGAGTATTTAGGGTGGGAATATCGTTCTAAAGGCTGGGCAAGAAGTGCCACAGGTACTATTAAAAATAGCTTTACAAATGATGATGATACAACTGTTCTTGATGACCGTATTATGGTTATTTATACCAAGCTTAAATACTTTCAAATTAAGTCTTTTGACACTACTGCATTAAATCAAGATTATCAGCGTTATTTGTCGATTGCTAAAGCTAATGATAAAGGCGCTCCTAACTTATCATTTGCACCTAATCCAAGTCAAGTGTTAATTGGATGGGCTAATATTCCTGACAGTAACTACGGCACATAATGCAAGCTAAACCATTTACAGCCCTTACAGCGTCTATTACCTCGCCTATTGGTGGTTGGAACGCTAGAGATTCTGTAGCTGCAATGCCACCTACAGATGCGGTAAGTTTAACCAATTTATACCCTACTCCTACTGATGTTCAGTTAAGAAAAGGCTATTCTAAAAAGTCTATTGGCATTACAGGCAAAGTTAATACATTAATGAATTATGCTGGCGCAAATACTCAAAAGCTATTTGCTGCGGCTGGTACTGCTATTTATAACTGCGATACTGCTACTGCTACCAATGTATATACAATCACCAATGACAAGTTTCAATATGTCAATATTACTAATGCAGGCGGTAATTTCTTAGTAGCTTGTAATGGCACAGACCCTACCTTAATCTATGACGGCACTAACTGGATTAAGATGGCTACTACCACAACAGCCTCTGCAATTACTTCAATTACCCATGTAGGAACGCTTGCCACGCTTACAACGACTACTCCTCATGGGTTAGTCACAGGCAACCAAATAACGCTTACTGGTAACCTTCCTACGGCTTACAACGGCACTTATGTTATTACAGTAACAGGTGCAAGCACTTTTACTTATGTAATGGCTAGTACCCCTGCTACTAATGCTCTTACTATTGGCTCTTATTTAGTTAATTTTGGTGTGACTGGAATCAACCCTAATACATTTATTAATGTAAATTTATTTAAAAATCGCTTATATTTCACAGAAAAAAATACTTTAAAAGTATGGTATTTACCTGTTAATGCTTTGGGTGGCGCAGCTTCTCAATTAGATTTTGGTGGTATTGCTCGTAATGGTGGCTACCTTCAAGGAATGGCTACTTGGACTATTGATGCTGGTCAAGGAGTAGACGATTACGCAGTCTTTGTTACTAATATGGGTGAGGTTATTGTATATAACGGCACAGACCCATCAAATGCTGACACATGGGCTTTAAAAGGCGTATGGCAATTAGGTTACATATTTAACAGAAGATGTTTTTATAAATGGGCTGGTGATGTTTTATTGCTTACCCAAGACGGTTTAGTGCCTTTAGCTTCTGCGCTGCAATCTAGCCGTTTAGACCCTAGAATCAACCTTACTGATAAGATTTTTTACGCCATTTCTCAAGCAGCAGACCTTTATTCAAATGAATTTGGCTGGCAAGTCATTTACTATGCCAAGCCTAATATGCTCATTATTAATATTCCTGATACTACAGGCACTCAGCAGTATGTAATGCACACAATTAGCAAGGCTTGGTGCAACTTTACAGGCATCAATACGACCTGTTTTGAGCTACATAATGATGATATTTACTTTGGTGGTACAGGCTTTGTAGGTAAGTTTTTTGATACTAATGCTGATAATGGCGCTCAAATATCGGCTACTTGCCAGCAAGCTTATAGTTATTTTGAAAACCCAGGACAGCAAAAGCGTTTTACAATGGTTCGCCCTACATTCTTAGTAGATGTAGGCACACCTGGTATTTATGCTGGTATTAATACTGATTTCCAGACCCAAAATAACCTTGGAAAAGTCACTTTTGTAAATACCCCTACTACTACGGCAGTTTGGGATGTTGCTAAATGGGATGCAGATGTATTTGCTGGAAATTTAGTAATTTCTCGCCAATGGCAAGGGGTTACAGGTTTAGGCTACGCTGGCGGTATTAACTTAAATATGGTTTCTGCTGGAATTGATGTGCATTGGGTATCTACCGACTATGTTATGGAAAGAGGTACTGTAATTTAATGAGAAAAGTTACTACTGAGAATCAGCAGTATATGGGTGATTGGCTAGTAAGAATGATGAATCACCCTTTACCTAAAGAAACAGTATGTATAGGTCAAGAAATAGATGGAAATTTAGTAGCAGTAGTAGGATATTGTAGTTTTATGCCAAAAGCGTGCCAAATGCACATTGCGGCAGTAGATGAAGTAAATTGGATGAATCGAGATTTGCTATGGGCGGCTTTTGATTATCCCTTTAATAAACTAGGAGTTAGCGTTATAATTGGTCAAATCTGCGGCAGTAATAAAGATGCCATAAGATTAAACCGACACCTTGGTTTTAAAGTGATAACTGAAATCCCTGATGCCCATATGGATGGCGATTTAGTGATTATGGCTATGAGGCGTGAAGATTGTCGATTTCTCGACATCAAATGCCCTTTAAGAACAGCAAGAGGAGAATGACATGGGTGGTGGTGGATTTTTAGGATTAGGGCCTGCGCCAAGCGCGCCTGCTGCTCCCGATTATGCGGCTGCGGCAAAAGAAACAGCAGCAGGAAATTTAGCCGCTGCTCAAGCTGCTGCCGCTGCCAATCGTGTAAACCAAGTAACTCCTTATGGCAACTTAAATTACACACAAACCAAGGATGCAGACGGCAACCCTGTTTGGACTGCCACTACAGCACTTAGCGATGTTGGGCAAAAACTTTTAAATAACCAAAATCAATCTGCTTTAGGTTTGGGTAGCACTACAAATGCTGCATTGCAAGATGTGCAAAATACAATGGGTAAACCATTTAACCCTAATTTGCCAGCATTGCAATCCAACCTTGCAACACCTACTTACAATCAAGTAGGTCAAGGGCCACAATTTAGCCAAATGGGTAGCAACCCTGAATTACAGACTAAAGTTGGCGGTACTGGCATGGAAGGTTGGGATGCCGCAACTGCGTTGATTAATAAGCGTTTGCAACCACAAATTCAACAAAGTGACGAACGATTACAAGCCCAATTAGCCAATCAAGGTATTGTGCCTGGTACAGAAGCCTATAACCGTGCCATGACGCAACAAGGTCAAAAAACCAATGATTTGCTTACACAAGCACAGTTACAGGGTGCAACTGTACAAAATCAAATGTTTAATCAAAATGTGGCTGCTGGTCAATTTGGTAATCAAGCTTTAAATCAGATGAATGCCAATCAATTGGCTAATCTTGGATTCAACAATGCCACAAACCAGCAAGGATTTGCAAACCAATTAGCTGGCACACAACAAAACAACGCTGCATTGGCTCAAGGATTTGCTAACCAAGCTACAAATGCTGGAATAACTAATGCTGCAAATCAGCAAGCTTATAACCAAGCTATGACTAATTACAATATGCCGCTTAATACATTAAGTGCATTGCGTACTGGCGCACAAGTTCAAAATCCAACATTTATAAATGCCCCACAACAAGCTACAACAAGCGGTGCTGATATATTGGGCGCTACTCAAATGGGCTATAACGCTCAAATGGGCGACTTTAATGCTAAACAAGCGGCACAACAAAACCTTAATAGTGGCTTGATGGGTCTTGGCGGTGCTGGAATTATGGCTTTTTCTGATATTCGCACCAAAGAAAATATTAAGTCTGTTGGCTGGATGTCTAATGGTTTGCCAGTATACGAATACGAATACAAGCCTGAATGGAAAAATAAAGCAGGTCATGGCAAGTTTATTGGTGTTATGGCGCAAGATGTTATTAAAGTTCAGCCAGAAGCTGTTGTTCATAGAGATGATGGTTACATGATGGTTAATTATGGAGCGTTAAATGGATAATAATTTTTATACTCAAGTTGCTCCATATATGCAACAAGACCAAGGTGGTTTAAATCCTGTGTTTCAAAATATTGCATCACAGCAAGCTAATCAAAATGCTGCATTGCAACAACAAAATCAATTGGTTAATCAAGCAGGCCAAACTCAACAACAAGGCGGCATGAACCCTATGGCTATGGCAGCAATGTTAAGAAACAAAAAACCTAATTACGACCAATACCAAACTGCAGGCGATATGACTCAATTTGGTTCTAATAGCAATGGCATGGGGGCTGGTGGTTCTGCCGACTTTAATTCGCTAATAGGATTAACATAATTATGGCAAATGAATTTAATCCAATACAAGCTGGCACTATGTCGCCAGAAGATTATGCCCAACAACAGCAATTAAATCGCCAACAACAAATGGCTGCTATGTTGATGCAACAAGGGCAACAACAGCCACAAGGACAAATGGTTAGCGGTCGTTATGTACCAACTTCATTTTTTCAAAATTTAGTGCCATTAGCTAATATTGCTGCTTCGCAATATATTGGCAATAAAGTTGATACTGAACAAGCAAAATTAGCACAAAAAATTCGTGAAGGAAAAGAATCTGAAAGATTGGCTGCATTGCAGCAAATTAAAGCGGGTAATGCTACTGGAGCTTTAGAGTTGCCAAATATATATGGAGGCGCTGCCCCATATCAATCTGCATTAATTGACCAAGCAATTCCCAAAAAACCATCTTCTGTTCTTGAATTTGAATATGCAAAAGAACACCCAGAATTGTTGCCTTATTTAATGCAAAAAGCAAATGCTGGCGCTGCTCGCACATCTTTAAATGTTCAAAATCAATTACCATTTAAAGAACAAATACAAAAAGAAGTAGCTACAACTTTAATTAAAGATTTTGATACTTTAAAAAATGTTCCAGCAACTTTAGCAAATATGGACAAAATGGTGCAACTTTCTAAACAACCAATTTTTGCTGGTGTTGGTGGTGAATCAAAACTTCAATTTGTTAAATTACTTAATAATAATTTGGGAACAAATATTTCTCCTGAGGCAGTTAAAAATACCGAAGAATTTAGGTCTGCTTCATATATGGGAATTATGGACAATCTTAAAAAGACTGACTCCAATCCAACAGTTACTCAACAAAATGCACTTAAAGAGGCTATTGGTAGCTTAGGAACTGACCCTTCTGCAATACCAAGAGTAGTTGGTGTTATGCGTGATGTTTTACAAAACAAAGCAAAACAA